AAAAAAGATTAAAATATAAATGGTAAATTTTATTAAAAAAGTTTTAGGTATATCCAAATTAGAATATCAAGTCAGACAACTTCATAGAAAAAACTACTGGAGAGACAAGTATAGTGGTAGCAAAAGTAGCAACTATTAAAAAAAAGATTAAACAAGGAAAGAAACTAGGCTTTTCTGAACGAGCAAGAGCAGTAAACAAAGGATTACTACCTAGTAAAGCAAAGAAAAAGAAATAATTGGCATATTTAAACCATAACTTACCATCGTTTAGTGCATATATTAGAAATGAGTACCTATATGACCATGAAAAAGGTCATGGTGAGTACACTTTTGCAGATATACATACAGTAAACAGTATAGAAAGAAGAGCATTGCTGTTTGAATGTTTATTACCTAATGGTGTAAACTGGACACGCAGACCTATCCATGCATTTTGTTGGAAGAAGGATGCACCCAAACATGATTTAAATATACATCAATACTGGGATTGCTTTTCACCCTATGTAGATGTTAATAGAAGAAATAGATTAGCTAATATGAGAGCAGAACTTGTAGATTATAAAGGTGTTAAAAGAAAAGGGACCTACATGTTTACAATAGACTGGGCATGGGAAAACAAAGCAGCCATGTTAGATACAAACTTTAGTGAAGACCCAGAACATAAATGTGCTCACATGTTTAGAATGGATGATGGTAACTTTTTTGCATATCCAAACAATAGAACCATTTGGTATGATGATGCATTTATGGAAAAAAGACTAACAGAAAATCCGGGATACAAGATAGACCAAAACTTTTATACAGTAGAGAATACTAGAGAGGAAGACATTGTAACTGATGATTCATATATGACTCAGTTTGAACGCCCTTAGTGAAATTATTCTTTGACCATATTACTGGCAAACTAACTAACCACGATTTAATTTATTCTCTAGCTTTAGCTAACTTTGAAGAAAAAGAATACTGTCAAGCTTTTGAACAAGGATGGATTCCTTTATCATGGTATTACACAGACCTAGATAAACTAACTTGGATTAATGCTAGGAACACAAGATTACTTTTAAAAAAATTTACATTTAGTAAAAAACAAAGAAAGATATTAAGAAAAAAAGATATTACAGTTGAGGTATATAATAAATTAGATGATGCACTTTTCACTACTATTTCCAGTATTTATAAGAAATATATTAAGCATAAGAAGTTTCATGAAGAGAACTTTGAAGAAGAAAGCGAGTTCTTTAAAAAAGAAGACAACATTGATTGGAAATATTTTATCTACTATTTTAAAAATAGGCCGATAGCATTTACAGAAATTAAAGTATTTGATAGTAATCATGTATTGACAGGACAGTTTGCTTGGGATTATGAAAACCCAAAACTAGGTATGGGTACATATGCAACACTATATGAAATAGACTGGTCTATAAAAAATAAATGCAAAAAGTATTATTTAGCTTATGGGTATGAAAAATCAAATGTATATAAATCTAGATTTGATGGATTTGAATTTTGGAATGGTAGAAGTTGGTTAAATGATAAAACATTATACAAAAAACTTTGTGAACATGATACAGAAATAAATACAATACAAGAACTAAATGCATATCAAAAAAAATATTTTACATTAAATGGCAAAACAACCTAAAGAAAAACAAGGTATAATACATATTCCTAAAAGAACTAGCATAGGAAATGGTAAAGTTAAAATGTCATCAATGAATAAACATAAACGTAGATATTATAAAAAATATAATAGACAAGGAAAATAATGGCAGACCCTAGAGTAGGAACAGGAAAAAAACCAAAAGGTTCAGGTAGAAGATTATATACAGATGAGAATCCTAGAGATACAGTCAGAATTAAATATGCGACAACTGCGGATGCAAAGAATACTGTTCGTAAAGTTCGCAAGATTAATAAGCCGTATGCTAGGAAAGTTCAGATTCTTACTGTTATGGAACAACGAAGTAAGTTCGGGGGTAAACCACAACAGGCAGCAATTGCAAAAAGAGCAAAAATACAATTAAAGAAAAAACATGGCACTAGCAAAATCTCAAAGAAGTCTTAAATCATGGACAAAACAGAAGTGGCGAACAAAGTCTGGAAAGCCTTCTTCCAAGACGGGAGAGAGGTATCTACCAGAAAAAGCAATCAAGAGCCTGACATCTGCAGAATATGCGGCCACGACAAAAGCAAAAAGAGAAGGAACAAGAAAGGGCAAACAGTTTGTGAAGCAACCGAAAGGCATTGCAAAGAAGACTAGAGCATACAGGAGGGTATCATAATGATTAATAAAGTATGGAGTAAATGGAACAATCTTAATAAGAAAGGTAAGATTGGTATTGGTATTGTTATTGTAGCTGTAGCTGCAATATATTGGATAGTAACATGAACGATAATAAAATGAAAATGAATGGTAAGACCGATAACCGAAACAATCGGACTATGAACTTTGATATGAAAAAGGCAGACTTAGATAAAGATGGTAAACTATCATCTTATGAAAAGACTAGAGGTATGGCTATTCAAAAAGCAATGAAAGGTAAAGCCTAATGGCATACGGAAGTAAAACAAAAAAACCAAAATCAAAAACAGTAATCATGGTTGCTGTAGGAAAATTAAAACCTAAAAAAAATGGCACTAAGCGAAACGGAAAAAAGAAAAAACTTTCTTAAAAAGCATGGACTTAAAAGATTCAATAATGCAGTTAGGACCACTGAAGGTGGTAAGAAAGGTAAAGTCGGTATACTCGAGGGTGGGAAGCCCCGACTTATTCGCTTCGGTGACTCTTCTATGGGTCACAACTATTCCCCAGAAGCTAGGAAATCTTTTAAAGCTAGGCATGGGAAAAATATTGCAAAAGGTCCAACGAGTGCTGCGTACTGGGCAAACAAAGTTTTATGGGCAGGTAAGTCGGGTTCGAAGAAGTCTCCGCCAAAAAGCCAACGTGTTGTTAAAGGAGCCAGAGGTTAAACTATCTGGCAATGTTTTTAAAGCCAACAAAGGCGAAGAAACAGTAACACAAATAAAGTTTAAAAAAGATTAAAAAGTTTGACGATGCCTTCGGGGTCGTTGATATCTAGCTTAAAGCAAGGAGGTATACATGACTTTTACACTAGATAAATACATGCCCTATACAGTAGGGTTTGATAGATTCTTTGATACATTAGATATTGTAAGTAATACTGATGTCAAAGGATATCCACACTACAACATTAAAAAAATAAATGATGGGGAGTGGCAAATAGATTTTGCATTAGCAGGATTTTCTAAAAAAGATATTAACATAAATGTTAAAGAAAACAAAATGACTGTTGATGGTGAAATAGAATCAAACAATGAAGATTATCTGTACAAAGGTATTTCTACTAAAAAGTTTTCTAAAACTTTTTCACTAGCAGAATACACAGAACCTACAGATGCAACAATGGAAAATGGTATTCTTACAATTACATTGAAACAAGAACTACCAGAAGAAAAAAAACCAAGGGCGATTAAAATAAAATAGTGCCAACATATTCTTATAAAAATAAGAAGACTGGTAAAGTCTGGGATGAGTATCTATCGTATGAAGATAGGACAAAGCCACTACGAAATAAAAATGTAGAGATGGTGATAACTGCACCCAGACTTGCCTTTATAGAACGTGGTGAACATAAACAACGTGACCAAATGATTAACACAGCTAGACAGGGAATGAAAGAAAGACAAGCAGAAGAAAAAGCAGGTATTAGAAAATCTCCTGAATGGCTAAAAGAAAAAACAGAAAGACATTTACAAAAGGTCCGCAATGTTAGTTCCTGAAAATAAAAAAGAATTAGCTTTAACAGAAAAGCAAGAAACATTTCTAACAGCTTTGTTTGGTGAAGCAAGAGGTAATCCTAAAGCAGCCGGAGACATAGCAGGTTATGCAGATTACTTACAACCACTAAGAGCATTAAAAGATGAAATTATTACAAGAGCAGAAGAACAGTTAGCTGCTTTTGCACCTAGAGCAAGTATGGGTATGATTAATGCTTTAGATGAAGACGGAAGTTTACCCGGTGCTAATATTAGAATGGAAGCAGCTAAACAAATATTAGACAGAGTAGGATTATCTAAAAAAGAAAAACTAGATATTACTGCTAAAGTACAACACGGAGTTTTTATATTACCACCAAAAAGTAATGACGGAACAAAAGATTAAAATAGCAAGAAGAAAAAATGCTAGAGTAATTCCTTATGGTTATGAAGTATCAGAAGAAGACCCTGACTTTTTAATACAAAATGAAGAGCATATGGAACTAATTAAAAAAGCAAAAAAGTTTATAGACAATGATTGTTCATACAGAGAAACTGCAGAATGGTTATCACATCATACAGGTAGAAAGCTGACAGGTATGGGATTAAGAGAAGTGCTAAAAAGGGTCATACATAAAGGTTGGTAGAAGAACCAAAACCAAAAAAATCTGGTAGAAGAAGAGTAAAAAATTTAAATACTCCTTTAACTATAAAAGAAAAAAAAGCACGTAAGTCTGCTCAAGATTTATTACGTGAAAAAAAACAAGACCTAGAAAAAGCACAAGCTAATTATTGGTCTACAAAAAGCAAGTTAAAAAAATTAGATAAAGTATTAGAAGGTGAAGAACAACTTATTGAAAAAGATAAGATTGAAGAAACAACTCCTAATATTAGAGAAGCTATTAAAGATAGAGATATTATCTTTGAACCTAATGAAGGTCCTCAAACAGAATTTTTAGCAGCACCAGAACGAGAAGTATTTTATGGTGGAGCAAGAGGTGGTGGTAAATCATACGCTATGTTGGTTGACCCACTTCGTTATTGTCATAAACAAAAACACAGAGCATTATTAATTAGACGTACAATGCCTGAGTTGAGAGATTTAATTAATCACTCACAACAGTTATATTCAAAAGCTTATCCCGGTGCTAAATGGAGAGAACAAGAAAAAGAATGGAAGTTCCCTTCAGGTGCTAGAATAGAGTTTGGATATGCGGAAAACTTAACTGATGCTTTACGTTACCAAGGACAATCATATACTTGGATTGGAATAGATGAACTACCGCAATATCCTACCGAAGATATATATAATTTTCTTCGGTCTTCTTTAAGAAGTGTAGACCCAGATATTCCTGTCTATATGAGAGCAACAGGCAATCCGGGAAACGTAGGTTCAATGTGGGTTAAGAATATGTTTGTTGACCCTGCAGTACCTAATACAAAGTTTGATATAAATATTAAAACACCAACAGGTATTAAAAAAATATCTAGAAGATTTATTCCTGCTAAACTAGAAGATAATCCTTATCTAATGCAGACTGATGATTATTATGCTATGTTAGCTTCGTTACCTGAAGTACAAAGAAAACAATTCTTAGAAGGTAATTGGGAAGCATTTGAAGATTCATCTTTTCCAGAGTTTAGTAAAGATATTCATGTTATTAAACCTTTTGATATTCCTAGAAACTGGATGAGATTTAGAGCATGTGACTGGGGATATAGTTCACCTGCTTGTTGTTTATGGATAGCTGTAGACTTTGATAATAATTTATTTGTTTACAGAGAATTATATACAAAAAAAGTTACAGCAGATTTATTTGCTAGAAAAGTTTTAGAAGCAGAACAAGGTGAGTATATTCGATATGGTGTACTAGATAGTTCTACTTGGGCAAGACGAGGTGATATAGGACCGAGTATTGCAGAAACAATGATATTAGAAGGTTGTAGATGGAGACCCTCTGATAGAAGTCCTAGAAGTAGAGTAGCAGGTAAATTAGAATTACATAAAAGATTAA